TCACGCCTTCCCAATATCCCCCTTCAGCCCGCGCCGCAGAAACAGGATTGCCAGCGCCTCGAGCATCAGGCTACCGCTTGAGCTGCCTTCCATGGCCGGAACATCGAGACCCAGCATTTGCGCAAGCCCCGCCAGCAGCATAAGCGCGGCAACGATATATGTTTTGTAGCCAGACAACATGTCCATATCCGTATCTCCGGATTGAGGTGAATTGATCTTGGGTGCAACGGTCAGCGCCGCCGCGCGAATTGTGGCAACGCGGCGGGTCCAGCCGTTTCCAAAGGTGGCGAAGGTGGACAGGCCACGCAGGAAGCCAAGCCTGCGGTCACAAAGTGCGTTGACGGCCGCACCCACATTGGCCCGCGCCGCCGCCCCGATGGTCAACGGCCCTACCCGCCCGTCCACCACGACACCCAGCACCGACTGCAAGGCACGGATGGCGCGATCAGGGCCGGAATTGACGGCATAGTCAAAGAGCGCGAGATCGATTCCCGGCGGCATGTCTCCGGCGCGGCACTGGTTCCAGTAGCTCGCCCGATAGATACGCCCCGCCTCGGTTCGCGTCAGCTTTTGCACTTCGCTCTTGGGCAAGCCCCACCAGGGAGACACATTGCGCCAACGCGCCAGCGTCTTGCGGGTAATCCCCATATTGGTCGCGCCGCCGGGGTCTGCGGGATGGTCGACATAGCCACCCTCATGCCGCAGCACCTCGACGAGACAGATTTCAAAGCGTGTATCAGCCATCGAATGCCTCCGAGACGGCATGCCCGGGGCCAAGCACCGGGCTGATCTGTGCGATAGTGAAGGTGAAGGCGCCAGCCGGGCCGCCGAAATCGGCCAATTGCTCGCCCATGCCGTAATTGGCATTGGCACTCCCGGTTTCGATCGTCCTGACCGGCGTGCCATGATCAAAAATCCGCACACGCCACCGTTCGGGCACATGCTCAAGAGGTGGCTCCGCCAGCCCCCACCCATCGCCGTCAGCGCGGCTGCGCCGGGTCCAGAACAGTGCAATCGCGCCATCGGCCTGCCGGATCGCCCGCACATGTACCGGAGCCAGCGGCAGGGCTGGTCCAACATCCGGCGCAATAACAACGGTCTGTCCCAAAACGTCCGTTGGGCCAGCATAGCAACGTAGCGTGCGGCTTTCCCCGATCCGGTGCGCATCAAGTGGCAACAGGGTCGCGCGCCCATCCAGCACCAGTATCCGGCGCCCAGCCGAAATGGGTCCCATTGCAGAATCCGTACCCTCCAGCCCGCGCAATAGCCGTGTGAGACGGTATCGACGGGGCTCGATCAGTTCTGCGCCAGCAAAACCGATGACCTCCCAGGCACCGGCGTCAGTCTCAACCGCAATTCTGTTATTGCCAGCCAGCGCCGAAAGATCGGACACATCGGCCAGATGGCCCGCGCCCAGTTCAATATCCAACACCTGCCCACTGTCCCACAGCGCCAGCGGCCCCGGAGAAAGAGACGAGAATGTTTCCCCGATTGAAGCCGGGCGCGCCAGTTCAGCGAGGATTGCCCCGCTGGTGTCATCATGGATGCGTACCGGACCCGACCACGGTTTTGCATAAGCAGCGATCAGCAGCCGACTGCGCGCAGGGTCTTCGGCATTGGGCGGCAGATGGGCTATCACCACAAGCGGCGCGACCAGCGGCAAGGATGCCCCTGTTACGCCTTTTGGCATATCGGCATCGCTGGATATTGCATCGCGCCTGCCGATTGCCGTCGCCGCAACACGGCGGATCGCGCCATCGCGGATTTCTGTAATCTCGAATGGTCCGGCCGAAAGCCCCTGCAGAATGATCTTATCGCCGGGTTCCAGCTCTACCCGACCGGGTGGCAGCGCGAACTCCACCTTTTCGCCCGCACTCGCCCTATGGCCCAACAGGTGTTCCGCAGCGCGCCTTGCGCCCGCACCATCGAGCACCATAGGCAGTGTTTCGTTGACCAATGACCCAGTATCAGGGCGCAGAGCTGTCGCATGCGCAGCAAGGTAATCGCGCTGGCGTTCGAAATAACCGAGGCCCAGACGAGTCGGCCTTTCCGCCATGTCACCGCGCCGCCGGGACAGGATCGGCCCACCGTGGTCAGCCAGATCATCATTGTCGATCACCACGCCTTCACCCCGGCCCAGAACCAGAGTGCGAATATCTCCCGAGCCTGACGCCAATGCCTGCCCGGCAATGTCCAGCACCGGCTCGATGGACTGTCGCGCAGCACCCGGACTATTGATCACAAAGCCGCCGATCAGCGGCCCGCTGGCGGCGGCTTTGATCATACAGTCATGATCTCGAGCCATCGCCTGCACCAATTCGTCGCTCGCCAGGCCGCCGAGCCGCCCGGTCAGCCAATGCCCGTTTCGGTGGTTTGGCCCATCCGACCAAACGTCCTCCAATGCTGGAAAGCTCGGATAGGGCCGCGCATCCCAGGTCCAGCAATAAAGCCTTTCGTTATCGACCATGCCGGGCGGATTGGTAGTGTCATCGTTCCAATAGCGATGATGGGCGCGCAGGAATTGCCGCTGAATCAAGCCATCCGGCAGGCCGCTGGAGAAATAAGGGCGTCCGCCCTCTGCGCTTTTGGCATCGCCGAAAATATTGGGCTGGTTTGCGCCTTTGTCGACCGCGCCGCAGCCGAGCTCGGTCATCCAGATCGGTTTTGAGCGTGGTATCCAGCCGGTCGGCGTGGCGCTGCGCACCCCGCCGGGCCTGTTGTAATGCTTCTCGTTCCAGAAGGCGTGCAAATCCTTGTAGCGCCAGACCCAGGGCTCGTCATAGGCGCCATCGCTGATCGGCGTGCGTATCTGTGCGCGCCGGTCCGCATCGCTGGCATAGAACCAGTCAAAACCCTCGCCCCCGGCGATATTGGCGCCGAGATAATCGAGCTCGTATTCATTTGCCGCCTGCGCCGCATCGGCATGGTTTTCGCCATAGCGCCAGTCGCCGAGCGGCATGTAATTGTCGATGCCGATGGCATCTATATCGGGCGAGGCCCACAGCGGGTCGAGATGAAAGAATTTCTCACCGGCGCTTTGGTAGCCTGAATATTCGGTCCAGTCGGCAGCGTAGCTGAGCTTGGTGGTGGAGCCGACAACGGCCCGCACATCGGCGGCCAGATTCACCAGTGCCGAGACGAAGGGAAAGCTGTTTCCGGCTCCGCGCACCGTCGTCAGCCCCCGCATTTCTGAGCCGATCAAAAGCGCATCGACACCTCCCGCCGCCTTTGCCAGATTGGCGTAATGCAGCACCATGGCCCGATAGCCGGGCACGAACGCAGCCACCTGTGCCGCCGCTATAGCCGAACCATCGGGCGAGCCTGATTGCCCCGGCACCGGGTGGCAGGTGATCCGCCCCCGCCATGGATAAGCTCCCTGCTCCACTGCGCCATAGGGATCGGCCCGCCCATTGCCGACTGGAACATCCATCATCATCAAGGGATAAAGCGTCACCTTGAGGCCTCGCGCCTTGAGATCGGCAATCGCAGCCCGCACGGATGCGTCAGAGGGGGTACCACCATAGGCCGGGCCGCCATTATGGCTCGAGACGACCAGCACATCGCCGCGCCCATATCCGGCGACCGACCAGCTCGTGCCCGCGATAGTGCGCGTCGCGCCCTCTACGCGTGGCATCACCGTGCAAGACCCGCAGCGCAGATCATCGCCAAACCAGCTCACCACCAGCGCCACATGTTTGAGGTTCGGACAGAGCGCCGTCAGTTCATCCATCGACCAGGTCCAATTGCTGACCCCAGCCATCAGATGCGCGTTCTCGCTCACCCCCTCACCGGCGCCCAGAACCCGCACGCGCGGCACCGGGTCATAGCCGAACTCGGTCGCCCCGGGGATCACGGTAATGGCCCGGATCGCCGGTTCCAGTTCCCCAACCACCCGGCACAATTCCACCGACAATTGCGGAATGCGATTGCCAAACCGGCTCAACGGCAGGTTTTCGACCACGAGATAACAAAGGCCGCGATAGGCCGGAGCATTGCCCGCGCCCTGCACCGCCTCGATCAGACTGTCGGGAAGCTGATCCTCATCGCCGGAATAGAACCGCAAGTTCAGCCCGCGCGTGTCGAGCAATTGTCCATCAGCCCAGATGCGCCCCATATGCGCCACCGGCCCTTCGCAAAAGCCGATGGCAAAGCTGGCGAGGATTTCCTCGTGCTGCTCAACCGGCCTGCCAAAACCCTTCGACCCTGCGGTTTCGGTTACTTGGCGCAGCAATTCGCGCGCCCAGATGATATTGCCCGAAAGCCGCGACCAGCCGTAAAGCCGGGGCAAGGGCACGCCCTCGCTAGATCCGCCCAATCGCAGATCGAACATGGGCGCATCGCCGCTGCGCTTGTCGCTGAAGAGTGCATTGTCGACCGCGCTGCCAGCCAGCGCGCCGAGCGCCCTGCCAATGGTCGCGCCAATCGGCCCGCCAACCAGCCCACCCGCAAATTGCCCCACGACAGAAAGTGCCAGAGTGGCCATCAGTTTGTCCTTGTTGTTGATATGCTGGGCCTGCCCCTCTCCCCTTGAGGGAGAGGGTGGATCGCGCAGAGCGCGAGACGGGTGAGGGGTGCTGGCTTATCCGCAGGCGCGATGCAAAGGTCAGTAAAAACCCCTCATCCGCCCTGTCCGGCCTTCCCTTCTCCCTCAAGGGGAGAAGGGAAGGCCGGAAACCGGAAACGTCCAGCCATTCGCCGCTTCCAGCCGTCTGTCAGATTGGCTTCCACCACGCCCAGATGCTCCTGCGCATGAATGAAGCGCGTGGGCGACACCATGATCCCGCAATGGCGCGGCTCGGACAGTCCGCCCAGCCGGAACAGCACGACCTGCCCGGCCGCAACCGGTCCGACTTCGGCGATCAGGAAACGCTCTGCGGCGGCGCGCAGCGCACCGTCATTGTCGGCGTCGCGCCAGTCCGCCCGATAGGTCGGCACCTCGATAGGCTCCTCGCCATAAAGCGCCCGCCACACACCGCGCAGCAGCCCCAGGCAATCACAGTCGGCCCCCAGCGTGGAGGCCCGATGCCGATAGGGCGTGCCGTGCCATTGCCGGGCCGCCTGCACCACACTTTCCGGGCTCATGGCACAACCGCCCGTCCGTCCATCGCATCGCCTCGGCGCGGATGGCGCAAAATGTAGTCGCTGCCCGGAATATGCGGAAAGCCACGAAAATTGGCGCCATTGCCGAACCGCGCCTTGCAGGTCGAAAACCGCCTGTCGCAGCCGACCGACACCGAGATGATATCGTCCACCGCCACCCAGTCACCGACCTTGGCGGCGAAGCCGAGTACATCGCCCTCATCCACCCTGCGATGGGTCAGAACAGCGTCGGACAGGCCATCGCGTTTTCCGCTTCCCCAGCGCCCGAGCCCAAAGGCAAACCAGCCCTCATCGAAGGCAGACAAGCCGCTCACCAGCACCTGAAACGGATCGACGACGTCCAACACCGTAGCCGATCCCTTGCGCCCCGGCGCATCCAGGTTCACCCCGCAGCGCCCGTCGCCAATTACGGCATCGCACAGCCCCTGATAAAGCCGCCCGCGGGTCACGTTCAGCGCCTGTTGCGGCGAGCGCAGTTCAGCGCGAAACACCCCATCCTCGCGCACGATTTCGCCGATCGTATCCACCCGCAGCAGCAGTTTCTGTTCTGGCGCAGCCCAGTTCACCAGCCAGGTTTCCACCCGCGCGCCGTCATAGCGGCCCAGCAGAATATCCTCCTCGGCAATGGCGGCGCTGTCGAGAATGCCCAGCACTTCCCCGGTCTGCACCTGCGCCCCCAGCCGCGCCGGAACCTCTCCACCGTCCAGCCCGAATGTGGGCGTACATACCGTTCCCTCGACAACCAGCATGCGATCATGATCGGTAAATCCGAGCGTCAGCCCATCATTACGAATGACGCGCCAGCATTGCGCAGTCGTCGTTTCCCCTTGCGCCAGATGCGCCGCAAGATCAGCCGGAACCGGCCTCATGGCACGATCTCCAGCAGTGGGATCGAAGGCGCTTCGGCCCCGTCAAATCCGTTGAGTTCAATGTCGAGCCGATCGGTATCGAAGCGCACTGGCACATCGAAGAAAAACCCGGCGCTGACGCTTGCCCCCGGACCTGGCGCGACCGAAAAGCCGATAATCCCGGTGGTCACGTCAACGCTCCAGCCGGACACCATCTCAACGCCATTCACGGCAATGCGCACACTGCCCGCAACGGGCTTGGTGATGACCCTCAGATAGGGATCGAACGCCGCTCCATAACGCTTGGCCAGTTGAAACTCTGCCTGCGCCCCGTCGCCCGTCCCGATAAGCTGATCACTGGGCAGCGGCACGGCCGCGCCCGAGGAATGATCGAGCCCATCACGCCATAAAAATCCATGCAGCCGCCCGCGACGCTCTTCAAAAAATGCCAGCACCGCCTGCATGTCGCTCCGCGACTTGACGCCATAACCAGCATTGTAGCGCCGCCGCGAATGCGCCCAGCGGCCATTGCGGCTCTCGCCACCGCCAGCCAGCGTCACAATATCAGTCTTGCGCTCCGGCCCGCCCCGCGCCCCCAGCGCGATGTCGAGCGGAAAGCGGATGTGATGAAAGGTCATAATATTTCCTCGTGCACGATCCTCCCCTCGCCCCTTGAGGGAGAGGGACAGAGCAATTCGCGTTCAGCGAATTGGTCAGGGTGAGGGGTTCTCTCCCCACGCTCGGCGTCTGCGGATATGTTGCAAACCCCTCATCCGACCCTTCGGGCCACCTTCTCCCACAAGGGGAGAAGGGAAGACGGGTGCTAACTCCCTCTCGTCCCGCGCCGCACGGCCCGAAGCAGCATGGCGCTCACTTCCGCCTCGCTCGCCGCAAAGCTGCGGGCGTCGCTTGCCGTCACGTTGAAGGTCACATTCACATTGCCTGCTGACCCGCCAACACCGAGCCGCCCATCCGGTCCGCGCTGCAACGGCATGATCGCTTCGGGTCCGGCCTCACCGGCCAGTCCCATGCCCCGCGAGAGCGGGAAATAGCTTGGCGTGGCGATCACCCCGCCCTTGGCAAACGGCGTCACCCCGCCCAGCGCTGGATTGGTGGCCGTGAAGATATTCCCGACCAATCCGCCGACCAGCGAACCCAGCGGCTTGAACGCTGCTTTCAGGGCAATATCGGCAAAGGAGCGGGCAATATCGCCCAACACTGAGCGGAATGATTTTCCATCCAGCACCGCCCCGCGAAACGCCCGGCTCACCGAGCTGGCAACCCCGTCGGCCAGATCACCGATACGCCGCAGTTCCACCGACACATCGCTCAGCTCACCGCGAAATTCTTCACCAAATAGGTCACTTGCCATCGGGGAAAGTCTCCATCAGCGCCTCAAGCCCGCGCCGGTCCAGTGGTCCGCTGCGGTCCCCCATCACCGCGCCCCAGGCCGAAGCCAGTTCGCGCGGCGTCATCTTCCAGAATGCATCGGGTGGCAGGCGCAGCACGCCGAGCCCAAAGCGCATGGCGTCTTTCCAGGGAAAGGGATTCATTGTTCATCCCCAAATGTCGCCCGCAGCAGCCGCACCGCGATCTCGGCGGCGCCGCGCAAACCGCCCTCCACGCTCATCCGCGCCAGATCATCATCGGACACATCATTGCCCCCGCCGCGCAGGCCCGCGCCCAGAATGGCCGTCAGATCCCGCGCCGATACCCGCCCTTCGCCAAATCGCTCTGCCAACCCGGCCAGATCCCCGGCCCTCAGCCGCGCTTCAAGCTCGGCCAAAGCGCCCAGCGTCAGGCAAAGCACTCTCGTCTCGCCACCGATCTCGGCAGCGATTTCACCACGATGAATATTGGTCATTGTTTTCTCCATGGCCCCCTCATCCGCCCTTCGGGCACCTTCTCCCACGAGGGGAGAAGGGGGCACCGAGTTGAAACAAACACCGGCTCACCCCTCTCCCCTTGTGGAAGAGGGTGGATCGCGCGCAGCGCGAGACGGGTGAGGGGTGTCTTTTTTCTAAGCCGCCGTAAACGTCACCTCGCCCGCGCTTTCCAGCGCCAGGTCAAACGTCACTTCCCCGGCATGGTCAGCCGAAAACTCCAGTGCCACGATCTGAAACGGCCCTTCCACCACGCCAAAATGAGGCAGCACCAACTGCCAGTTGCGGATCGTACCGGCAAAGAACAGGCTACGGATCGTCCCGTCCGAGCTTTGATCCTTGAACACGCCGGAGCCGGACACCGAAGCGCGTTTCACCCCGCCCCCTGCCAGCAATTCCCGCCAGCGCCCGGCACTTTCCTGATCTGTCGTATCGACGCTGGCCGCATTGAAATTGAGACTACGCGTGCGCAATCCCGCCACCGTCAGAAAACTGCCCGAACCAGTCTGGTCGAGCTTCAAAAGCATATCCTTGCCACTCTGGGCTGCCATTGTCCTATCCCCACGCTCGATCTCCCCTCGCCCCTTGCGGGAGAGGGACAGATTTTCTGCGTTCAGCAGAAAATCAGGGTGAGGGGTTCTCTCCGCATACTGGATGCACGCCAAACAACCCCTCATCCGCCCCTTCGGGGCACCTTCTCCCTCAAGGGGAGAAGGAAAGAATTTCACTCACTCAAAAACCGCAGCAAAACCGCCGCCCGCGCCTGCCCGGTCACATTGTCGATAACCGTCTCGGTCCGCACATGCTCGCCATGGGTCACCACCAATCCATCCGGCACCAGCTCCAGCCCCGCCGCCACAACCCGCCCGGCAATATCCAGCACGGCTTTCCTGCTCGGCTGGGCGCTCCAGCAATGCAGCAGCACGCGATGCTCCTGCCCCGGTGTTTCGTCACCATCGCGTTGGCGCATATCGTGCCGCTCAATCACCACATAGGGCGCAGGGCGACTGCGCGGCGGCGCGTCGAACACACCGCCAGCGCCGATCAAAGCCACCAGGGCGGCATCGTCATCCAGTGCGGCCACCAGCGCCGCCTGCAAAAGCGCAATCGGATGCATGGCCTACCCCGTAAAACTGGTTTCGCTACAGGCACAGGACAGATAGGCCCGTCGCCCATTGAGGTCGGCAGCGCTCACCACATCCAGATTGCGCCCGCGATAGACAATGCGATCGCCCGGCGACACATCCTCGCGGAAACGCAGTACCACGCTATGCGAAATGGCCACCGCACGCCCATCGGCATTGACGCCCTGTCGCCCGGTCAGGCTACGGACCCGCGCCCAGACGGTATTGAGCGGCACAAAAACCCGCTCATGCCCGCCTCCGCCATCGCCCAGGCTTTCGCGGCGGCGCAATTGCACGCGGTCGGTCAGCGTACCAACGGGCGGAATACGCTCGCTCATAGCCGCACCCTTTTATAGCCCGCCAATATGCGGTCGAAGCCGCTCGGCACTACTGCGCCCGATCCGGCAACGATCACCGCGTCGCGGTGCTCATGCCAATGCGCCACCAGTCCCAGCACGGCCTGTCGCAAGTCGGCGGGCACATCGTCCTTGTCGGCTCCGAACCCGGCGACATAGTCGATTTCAATGCCGCCTCGCTCCTGCAATGGCGGCATGCCGACGACGACACGCGGCACGAACAGCCTGTCCCTGTCGGAAGAAAACTGCGCCAGCCCGATATCATGGCTCGCGCCATTGCCATCGATTGCGGCTATGGAAGTTACCGAAATCAGCGGCGACACCGGCAAACGCACCACGCCATGATCTGGCCAGTCGTCGAGCACGATGCGCCAGCTCTGCGCCACCAGCGCCCGCCCCGTAACACCTTCCACATGCAGCCGCGCCGCGCCGATCAGCGTCGTGATCAGCCCATCCTCGTCATTGCCATCCACCTTGAGAAAAGCCTTGGCTTCGGCAAGCGAAACCGGCTCCTCGGCGGGTCCCGCCAGGAGATAAGAAGTCATTGTTTTGGTTCCTTGTTGGAGGACCCCCACCCGGCCTCCCCCTGAAACAGGGGGAGGAGAAGAGGGTGTTACACATGAGGGTTCAGCAAACTGGATGGGTCCCTCCCCCTGCTTCAGGGGGAGGTTAGGTGGGGGTCGCCTTAGCTCGCGCCAAACTTCAGCAGCTTGATCGCGTCGTAATCCGCAATCCCGCCGCCGACGCGCTTGGTAGTGTAGAACAGCACATAGGGCTTGGCGCTGAACGGATCGCGCAGCACCGACACGCCCTGGCGGTCGACAATCAGATAGCCACGCTTGAAATCACCGAACGCAATCGAGAATGAATTGGCGGCGATATTGGGCATGTCTTCGGCTTCGACCAGCGGGAAGCCCATGAAGCTGGCGCGACCGTCAGCAGCCGCGGCGGGTTGCCACAGATAATTGCCATCCGCATCCTTGAGCTTGCGCAGCGCGCCCTGCGTCTTGCGGTTCATCACCCAACTTGCGTTCTGGCGATATCCGGCCTTGAGCGCATAAACGAGGTCGATAAGAATATCCGAAGCATGGCTCGACGGCAGCGCGCCGGAGGTGCCGGTCGCCAGATAACCAAGGCTGCCCCAGGCCCAGCTTGCCTCAGCGACCTTGGTGCCCGAGAGGAAGCCGCTCGGCTTGTTGGTGCCGTCGCCGTTGACGAAGGCCGTGGTTTCCTGCGCTGCAAAGGCCGCATTGACCTCGTCGGCGATCCACTGCCCGACATCGACGGCGGCATCATCGAGAAAGGCGCTCGTTGCGGCGGGCATGGCATAGAGTTCGGTGGTCGGATAGCTCAGCTCGGCCAGCGTCTGGCTGGTTGTGGTCGGGCGGCTGGCCGTTTCGCCCACCCAGCCGGTCTGCGGACCCGTAACCGTGATCGGACGCTTATAGACCGAGCCCGACACCTGCCGCACACCGGCAATGGCGCGGATCGGCGAGATATGGGTCATCAGCCTGGTGATTTCCGTTTCGACCTCAGCGGGCACCACATAGCCGCCATCAGCCGGCACGCCGATCGACAGTGCCTTTTCTTCACCCCGCTTCACATAGGCGGAGAAGGCTTCCTTATATTCGCCGTCCTCGATCTGCCCCTTGCCGTCGATGGCCGGGCGGGCGCGCTCGGCCTTGGCGCGATCCAGAGCGGCCTTTTGCCCGTCGAGCACAGCATTGAGCCGGTCCAGCTTGCCTTCGAGCAGACCATCCGCGGTTCCGCGTTTTTCAATCTCGCCCAGCCGCTGGTCATTGGTGCGCTTGAACTCCTCGAACGCTGTCGAGAACTCTGCAAACAGCGCGGCAATATCAGTCCCCGCGCCAGCCTTGGTTTCAAGGCCGTCGTCAATCCGATCCATGTCGGTTTCCTTCTATCGGTTGCGGATAGTCTTGGTGGCGGCGGCAATGGCCGCGCCTGCGGTGAGGGGGGCGGCGATACGCGCATCCTCCATCATCGGAAAGGTCACGATGGAAATCTCATAAAGGTCGATTTCATGCAGGCGCCGGTGCCCGCTGCCCGCCTCGCGGCTGGCTTTGATCGTGCGAAAGCCGATGGAGAGGCCATCCAGCGCCCTCTGTTCGATCAGTCGCTTGAGTGCCTCGGCACGCGGCACGCCCGGCACCAGCCGTCCGGTCACGAACAGGCCATGCCCATCTTCGGCGATGCTCTCCCAGATGCCCACCGGCTCCTTGGGATCGTGCTGAAACAGCAACCGAATGCGTCCGCGCCGTTTGGCCAGCGATTTCGCAAATGCGCCCGGCAAAACAATATCACCGCCGCTGTCGAGCCTGTTGAAGACGCTGGCATAACCGGCAAAGCGGCCCTCCGCGTCGATGGCAATGGCACTCATCCGCGCTTTGTCCCGGCCGAGCGCGGCTTGGGCGGCGTGCGCTGCTTATCGCCCAGCGTGCCCGCCAGATTCCAGGCAAATTGCCGGAACGTCTGCTGCGCACTCTCCCGATTCTGCTTTTCAGCCATAGGCTTAGTCCTCCTTGCGGAACAATCGATTCAGCGCGGCAATCTCCCGCACGAAGTCGTTGAAGTGTTGATTCACCCTGGCCATTTCCCGCAGGCTCCACACGAGCAAAGCGCTCGCGCCACTCGCCCACAGAAACAGCGCCAGATGCGCGAGATCGCCCCGCTCGATGATAGTGGTGGTGAGATTGTCCATAGAAACCTCGGAGTTTTGTCACCGCGAGACAATTCTTTTGCGTTCCGAGCAAAGCACTTTGCCTCCTATGCAAACGGAAGCATGCTCAGTTGCAGCTGTTCACGGAGCACCAAATGCCCACGATCCTGCGTCTCGACGGCTATCGGTTCTTTTTCTACAGCGGCGAAGGCAATGAGCCGCCGCATGTCCATGTTGAATTTGGCGACAGGCTCGCCAAGTATTGGCTTGAGCCAGTAGAACTGGCATCATCAAAGCGGTTTCGCTCACATGAGTTGGGGCCGCTCCGCGAGATCGTTCTCGCCAATCGTGTTGCGTTCCTGAAGGCCTGGCATGAGCACTTTGACGCTTGAGATCGAACCGCTTGCCGTTGATGTCACTGTCAACGAAACAACCCTGCGCGTCAGCCTCGACGATGGCCGGGAACTCGCTGTTCCCGTCGAGTGGTTTCCCCGCCTGCGCGACGCCAGCACCACCGACCGCGCCAATTGGCGCCTGATCGGGCTCGGGGAAGGCATTCACTGGCCAGAGCTGGATGAAGACATCTCTGTCCTTGGCTTGCTGGCAGGTCACCGCCGTCAGTCACGCGCCGCCTGAACCCCGCCATTCGGGCATAGCCCTCATGGCCTTGGCCGCTCAAATCGCTCCACAGGAGCGATTTGCCTCAAGAGGGCGCGCCCAAGCCCACCATCGCCCGCTTCTCCTCGTCGCTCAGAAAGCCCGCATTGCCCACGCGTTCCCACAGGGCCGCGCGATCCTCGGCGAGTGCTTCGACGCTGTCGAAGTCGGGCACCACCTCTGCGCCCTCGAAAGCCGGGCCAAGCCAGCCTGAAAGCTCCTGCGCCACGCGCACCACCAGCGGCACCAGCGTCTGCCGCCATAGCGTGCGGTTGGCCTCGGCCATGTTTGCATAGGTATTGTCGCCCGGAATGCCGAGCAGCATGGGCGGCACGCCAAAGGCCAGCGCGATGTCCCGCGCTGCCGCATTGCGCGCCTCGATGAAATCCATGTCGCGGGGGCTCATCGCCAGCGCCTTCCAGTCCAGCCCACCATCGAGCACCATGGGCCGCCCGGCATTGCCCGCGCCGGAAAATTGCTGTTCCAGCTCGTCCTTGAGCCGGTTGAACTGCTCGTCGGTGAGGCTGCCATTGCCCGCCGAATAGACCAGCGCACCGCTGGGCCGCGCCGCATTGTCGAGCAGCGCCTTGTTCCACTGCGCGCTGGCATTGTGAATATCGAGACTGGTCTGCGCCGCCTCCAGGGGCCCCATGCCATAATGGTCGTCCATGGGGTGGAACAGGGCCATATGCAGCACGGAGGGAATGGGCAAAGCCTCCTGGCTCAGCCGCACCGCCCTGCCCCCGGCCTTGTAATCATAGGCAATCGGCCATCCATCCCGTCCGGCCACGACGCTCATCCGATCGGGCCGCAGCACGAACAATGTCCGCACGATGCCATCGACAATTCCGGCTTGCAGATAGGCATTCCCCGAGGTCTGGAGATAGGCATAGACCGCCTCCAGCAATTCTGGCCCCGATTGCCGCCCATTGGGCCGCGCCAGCAATGCGGCCAGCGGATGCTCGCTTACGGGCTTACCGTCCATCACCACATTGAGCGGTACCCGATTGGCCGTTTCGGCAAGCAGCCGCACACAGCGATAGACCACCGGATTGCGCATGAACCCCTGATTGACCAGGCTGGCATAACCCCGCCCGCTCCACTGCGCCGGCCCAAGCTGGCTCAGGGTCAGCATGGTGTGGCCGGCAAAAGACTTGGTTTCACCGGGCGTGTTCGTTCGCCCGCCAAACAGGCGGTTGAATATGTTCGGCATGTTGTGTTCCTCGAAAAGTGTACCCCCACCCGACCTCCCCCTGAAGAAAGGGGGAGGAGCAGATCGGTGATCACCGACAGCTCGACAAGCTCGATCAGTCCCTCCCCCTTGTTCAGGGGGAGGTTAGGTGGGGGTCATCACAACCCTCTTACCCGCGGCCTGACCTCATTCAACACCAGTTCCGTCAGCGCCCAGACCAGCGCATCCACCCGGTCCGGCGAATGCCCTTCGGCCTTGCCATCCGGCCCAAAAGCGCAAAGTTCATCCTCCAGCGCTGTCAGCCCCGGCACATGGCTCACCAGCCCCCGCGCATAAAGCGCCGCCGCCGGTTCCGCCCGCAGCCATTTGCCCCGGCTGGCCCGCACCTGCCGCAGCGGCACGGAAGCATCCACCTGCGCCAATATCTGCTGCACCAGATCGCCGCCCTGGTTGACTTCCACCACGATGCAATCTGCCTCATGGGCCCGATAGGCAGCAATGGCGCGCCGCGCCCATATATCAGGCTTGATGCCCTGCATGGTCGCATCTTCGAGCACCACCGCGCCCTCGCCCTGTCGCCCAACAACAACGATCCCACAGGCGTCCGAACGCGCCGTGCCGGTCACTGGCGGATCGACGGCAACGACAATCCGGCCATCGACATCGCCATCGGCCCGCCGAAACATGCTGCGCTGCCAGAGCGCATCGATCCGATCCTCGATCAACTCGCCATCGAGTTCCTGCCGACCCAGCACTGTGCCCTGATAACGAGCGACGACGGCATCGAAGAAGGTCGGCGCCAGATAGCGGTAATTGTCCTTGGTGGTCATCCGCACCACCTGCGTATGCTCGTCCCCCACCAGCCGCCGGATCAGCCCGGTCGCGCGCGGCGTAGTCGTTGCCAATTGCCTCGGCCTGTCGCCTAGCCGCAATCCGAATTGCAGCATGTCCCATGCTTCTTCGGCATGCGGCCATTTCCCGATTTCGTCGCACCATGCAGCGGCAAATTGTGGCCCGCGAAACCGCTCCGGGTCCGATGCCGTCAGAATGGTCGCTTCGACCCCATTGGGCCAGCTCAACCTGTTTTTGCCATGCAGCGTGGGCCTTACCTCTTCAGGGTGCACGGCCAGGATACCGCTTTCGCCCCGCACCATGATTTCCACGGCCTCGCTCATGGTTTCGCCAACCAGCGCAATGGGGGAAATCTGCTTGCGCGCCAACTCCCGTACCCATTCAGAGCCCGCTCTGGTCTTGCCGGAGCCACGACCGCCCATAAGCAACCATGTGGTCCACTCGCCTGGTGGCGGCATCTGCTCCTCCCGCGCCCATTTTGGCCAGCTGTAGAGCATGTCGTAAGCTGCGGCGTCGCTGAGCGTGCCGACTTCGGCCCATGCCTCATCCAGCCTAGCGTCGGGACTGGGCAAGGCGATGAGCCAGCTTGGAGCGAATATCGGCCATGTCCTTGCGGGTTGCAGGCTCCACATTGCGTTCCGCCGCGCCCAGCTCGATCAGCTTGTCGAGCGTCTTGACCTGTGTCGCCAGCGTATTGGTTCGCTTGTCGACTGGTTCGCTTTTGTTCATTTCCAAATCCCTGATCTGCCGTTCGAGCACCTTGAGCATTCGTGCAACCAGCACCGCCTCTTTCGGACGACGCTCGCGCTGGCTGAGCCAGCCTTCGCATTGCCGTCGATATCGGAGCTGCGAGATCGTGACCCCGTGCCGCTTGCAGATAACCTTGGGCACAAACAGCCGCCCCTCATATTCAGCGCGAATAGCCGACCAGTCCGGCTGCCGTTTTTGGCCCGCTGTATCCAT